CAGAATAGAACATTAACCGGCACAGGATTCTTAACAGATGCATGCGTTGTTAATTTATCTGCCTCAGGTATTTCAGATGCACATATAAATGCTCAGGCATCTAGCGATACAAGTTTAAGCTTTGCTGTTCCTTCTGCTTACTACAATGCTAGTCATAATTTAACAGTAACAATCAGTGTTACTAATAACGATAACTTAACATCTAGTTCTATTACGACTACAGTACAGCACCTATTAGGAACTAGTGCAAATCCAGCTTCATCTGCGGTTGCTATTCTTGCTGAGCAACCAAGTGCAAGTGATGGAGCATATTACATCAACACATCTTCTGGTACAGTATTAACATATTGTATGATGTCGTGGGGTGGTTATATGCTTGCCATGAAAATTAATAGCTCGTTTGATAGTAACTTTAGATATGATGGAAGTAACTTTACAACAACAAGTCCTGTTAATGAAAGTTCTTGCGCTAATACTAGTGCAGCTGATGCAGTAAGTCGACTGTATTATGAATATACAATTACTGCTGGTGTTAGATTTTCTATGGGATCAGTAGGAAACTACTTAAATGAATCTGCTGGTGGTTCTGTTGTTAATAGAACATTAAAGTCGTGTATGACCGGTTCAGCAACAAGCTCTGATAGAAGTAGATCTGAATTTTTAAATTGGCAAAATAGCGCCACCGGTGCGTCAACAAGTAACTGGGATAATCAACCAAATTGTAATACCGCAGGTTTTAATATCAGTTTAAACGGAACAGAACATCAATGTCGTTGGGGTCTTCAAATGAATAACGAAGGCGATTGTTCGAGTAATGATGCTGCTATAGGTATTGGCTGTCATACTAATAACTATTATAGTGGAAGAACAGGCAATTGCAGTGCACATAGATGGAATCCGGATCAAATATGGCATGAAGATGGTTGGGTATGGGTGAAATAATATGAGAATAGTAGAATACAAATTTATTTTAGATGATAATGGTAATAAAATTAAGCCAAGTTATATTTTAGATGGTGGATATTTTACTAATCATAATTCACAAATTGCGTTAGTACCCGAAGAAGATGATTTAGATTATTATATTCCTACAGATGCAATTACAGTATTAACATTAGAACAATTTATTGCTAGAGGAATAGCAGAACAAAATAGGGAAGGTTCACAAGAACGACACGTTAATACAGATAATTCTATTATGTCTGACGAAGAATTAACTATGTATCTTACAAATTGGTGGAATAATAAAATAGTAGAGTAAACTAGAACTTTAAAAACATATAAATAGTCCTATAGGAATTAATTTCGTAGGACTATTTTTTTATGGCAAATCCATCTTCTAGACAAGGTCTTATTGACTACGCATTGAGAAAGCTTGGCGCTCCGGTTATTGAAGTTAACGTGGACGAAGATCAGCTTGAAGACCGCGTTGATGAGGCTTTGCAATACTATCAAGAATATCACAGTGATGCTATTATTAAAACATATAGAAAGCATCAAGTAACTGCTACTGATATTTCAAACGAATATATTACTATCCCGGATAATATTATCTCGGTACAACGTATTTTTCCTCTGACTGAGGAGAATAGTAGTATTAATATGTTCGATGCAAGGTATCAGATTCATCTAAATGACATCTTTGATTTAAGATCCATGACTGGTAACTTATCTAACTATGCTGCCATTCAGTCCTATATGTCTACTATGGATCTTGTACTCAATGGTACAGAAAGAACAAGATTTAATCGTCACCTAAATAGATTGATGATTGATGCCGATTGGGGTGTTGATATCAGAGAAGGTGACTATGTTATTGTTGATTGTTACAGTATTATTGATCCAGACACTTATACAGATGTTTATAATGATATGTTCTTGAAGAGATATGTTACAGCACTAGTCAAACTACAATGGGGACAGAATTTATCCAAGTTTGAGGGTATGCAGCTTCCGGGCGGAGTTACTATTAATTCCCAGCAGATTATTGGAGAAGCTCGAGAAGAGATTCAACAAATTGAAGAGCAGATGCAACTCAACTATGAGATGCCACCTGACTTTTATGTGGGGTAAGCTGTGGCTACTAACGTATATTTTTCACCTAAGCACAGACCGGAACAACACCTATACGAAGATCTAGTTATTGAATCTTTGAAGATGTATGGTCAAGATGTGTTATACATTCCGCGTCAGCTCATCGCGCAAGATGAGATCCTGAACGAAGATTATTCTAAGTTCACAGATGCTTATGCAATCGAAATGTATATTGAAACCGTCGATGGATTCGCCGGTGAAGGTGATCTATTATCTAAATTTGGTGTAGAGATCAGAGACCAAGCAACATTCGTTGTTTCAAGACGTCGTTGGGAACAACTAGTTGGTATCTGGAATAACTCAATTAATAACGTTAGACCTTCGGAAGGTGACTTAATTTATCTCCCACTTTCAAATGCATTATTTGAAATCAGATTTGTAGAACACGAACAACCGTTCTATCAGTTAAATAACTTACCAACATATAAGTTACAATGTGAGTTGTTCGAGTACAATCAAGAAGAATTCGAAACTGGTGTACGAGATCTCGATTCTATTCAAGAGAGATTCTCTACTCAGACTGTTATCAGTCTTTCATCTGGTTCAGGTGACTTTATACCTGGTGAGACAGTCACACAGGATACTGGTTTGACATACGATACAACTGTTGGTGGTGTAACAACTACTAATACTCTATACGTTACTGCCGAAGTTGCAGAATATACTCTAGATCCGTCTGGCAATTCAGCGACATTGAAAGTTGTGGCAGTCACATCATCTGATGGATCAGACCGTATGTTCAGCGCAGACTTAACAAGACGTCTTGTTGGTACTGACTCAGCAGCTTCTTGGATTATTAGCGCAGCAGATATAGACGATGGATTATCGAATGACGTTTATGCAGATAATTCAGATTTTGAAGTTGAAGGAGAGTCAATCATTGACTTCTCAGAATCCAATCCATTTGGAGAACCGTAATGTTTGGTGATCATTTTTATCACGCATCTATACGCAGAATGGTGTCAGCATTTGGCACACTATTCAATAATCTTGAAGTAAAGAAGAAAGATGCAAATGACAAAATACTTCAGACTATTAAAGTACCTCTAGCCTATGGTCCACGTCAAAAGTTCTTGGCACGTGTTACCGAGAGAACATCGCTAGATGATACTAAACTAGCAATCAAATTACCTCGTATGTCCTTTGAGATTACATTCTTGCAGTATGATTCATCTATTGCAACATCAAAGAACAACGTAATTAAAGTTCAAGATCCAGACGATTCAACTAAGTATAAGACTATTCGTGGTCCTATTCCGTATCGTATTGGATTACAATTAAATATTATTGCGAAGAATCAGGATGATGCCTTACAGATCTTAGAACAGATCCTTCCTTATTTCCAGCCAGATTATACTATTACTGTTAATGATGTTCCTGAGATGAATGTCAAATCAGATGTACCTATTACCCTTCAGAGTGTTGCAATGAACGATGACTATGAAGGTGATTTTGAAACCCGTCGTGCGATTGTCTATACATTAGATTTTGAAGCACGCGTTAAGTTCTATACAGGAGTCGGTAGCCAAGGCATGATCCTTACTACTGCGGTTGATATGAATGTTGATAATGCTGAAACTTATGGCTTTATTGAAGAGGTTGTTGCAGAAGGTGACTCCTCAACACTATCAACGGAGACTGGTATAGATACTACTGATGACAACCAAATTACACCATGAGGTAGATTATGAGCAAGGATGATATAGAAGACGATTATGATTTTGCAAGATCGCAGTATTATAATCTAGCTGACAAGGGTCAAGAAGCAATTGATCTTATGTTAGAACTGGCTAGAGAGTCTGAGCATCCCCGTGCCTTTGAAGTTTTGTCAAATATGTTAAAACAAAACGCCGAAATTGCAGACAAGTTAATGGCTCTGCAAAAACAAAAGAAAGACGTTAAAAAGGCAGATAATCCGGCTCTTCCAAATAACATGACGCAGAATAACGTATATCTAGGAACTACTTCAGATGTACAGCGAATGTTACAGAATAAAATGAAAGAGTTAGAGATAGATGCCGATAATCAATAATACCGAAGGCTACTTAGGTAATCCTAACGTTAAGCGTGACGGTGTCCAACAACAATGGACACAAGATCAGATTAACGAATATGCAAGATGTATGAAAGATCCTGCGTATTTTGCCAAGAAGTATCTCAAAGTTATTCACCTAGATAAGGGTTTAGTTCCGTTTGACCTGTATCCATATCAGGAGAAGATGTTTCAACACTTTGGTGAAAATAGATTTTCGATCGTATTGGCATGTCGTCAGTCCGGTAAATCTATTTCCTCGGTAGCATATCTCTTGTGGTTTGCATTATTTAATCCAGAGAAAACAATTGCAGTACTAGCAAACAAAGGTGCAACAGCTCGTGAGATGCTTGCTCGTATCACACTCATGCTTGAGAATACACCTTTCTTCCTTCAACCAGGTTGTAAGTCCTTAAATAAGGGTTCGATTGAGTTTAGTAATAATAGCCGCATTATCGCTTCCGCTACTTCTGGATCCTCCATCCGTGGTATGTCTGTCAACCTCCTATACTTGGACGAGTTCGCATTCGTCGAAAACGACGCAGAGTTCTACACTTCCACTTACCCGGTGGTGTCTTCAGGTAAAGAAACAAAAGTAATTGTAACTTCTACTGCCAATGGTATTGGTAACATGTTCCATAAAATATGGGAAGGTGCAGTACAAGGTACAAATGATTTTAAACCATTCAGAGTTGATTGGTGGGACGTTCCAGGCCGAGATGAAGAATGGAAGAAGCAGACAATTGCAAATACATCAGAATTGCAGTTTAACCAAGAATTTGGTAATACATTCCATGGAACAGGCAATACTCTGATCTCAGCTGATGTGCTGCTATCGCTTCAAGCGGGGACACCTATATACACCCAGAACGGTGTTAAAGTTTACGACAGGCCTGAAGAAGACCACAAATACATGATATTTGTAGACGTCGCGAAGGGTCGAGGGATGGATTATTCTACGTTTAACGTAATCGATGTTAGCGTAAAGCCTTTCAAACAGGTCGCTGTATATCGCGATAACCTTATATCTCCATTGCTCTTACCTGATATTATCTATAAGTATGCGAAAACCTACAATGAAGCATTTGTGATAATTGAGTCAAATGATCAAGGATCTGTGGTATGTAATGGTTTATATTACGATTTAGAATATGAGAATGTATTTGTAGAATCAATGGTGAAAGCTAACTCTGTTGGTGTCACCATGACAAAGAAAGTTAAAAGAATCGGTTGTTCTAATATTAAAGATTTAGTTGAACAACACGAAATAAACATTGTAGACTCTGATACTATTATTGAGATGTCTACGTTTGTGGCAAAAGGGCAATCATATGAGGCATCCGATAACAACCATGATGATCTGATGATGAACTTGGTGTTATTTGGATGGTTCACAGCCACACCATTCTTTAGTGAAATGACTGATGTAGATCTAAAGAATATGTTATATGCAGAGAAAGTAAAACAAATTGAAGATGATTTACTACCATTTGGTGTAGTAAGCGGACAAAACGATGTTGATGCACCTGAAACGTTTGTAGAAGGTGGTGATGTCTGGACAGTGCAAGGAAGCACAGACTTGTTCTAGGTTTTTAATTATTTATAAATAGTTATATTGAAAAAAACCGTATTATGATATCACAACTCGTTTAATGTACAATAATCTATAGGGGATTAAAAATGGCTTTTCAAGTATCACCTGGAGTCCAGGTCAGAGAAATTGACCTGACTAATGTCGTCCCTGCTGTATCGACTTCTGTAGGAGCCTTTGTTGGTAACTTCAGATGGGGTCCGGTTCAGGAAGCGACTACTATCACTTCAGAGAAAGACTTAGCTAATCAGTTCGGAGTTCCAACTGCTACTGCAGCTGTTGACTTCTTTACTGCCGCTTACTTTCTGAAGTATGGTAATAATTTACAGGTCGTACGTGAAATTACTTCTGCGGCTCGCAACGCAAATACTGACGATGCGACTACTGCTACAGTTGTTAAAAATCGCGACGACTATGACAATCAAACATTCAGTTCTACTGTCACACTTACTGTTGATGGTCCTCACACAATCGGCGATACGTCTATTGATGTGACAGACGCTTCAAACGTAACTGTTGGTGACGTAGTATCTGGTACTGGTATTGCTGCTGGTTCTGTAATCAACACAATTGCTGGTAATACTATCACATTAGATAACGCAATCACAGGTAACCTTGCTGATGCAGATTCGTTGTCTGTTGCAGTTAATAAAGGTCGCTGGATTGCTAAATATCCAGGTGCTCTTGGTAACTCATTAGCAGTTTCCATTTGTACACAGACTACTACTAATGCGGCATTTACTGCTTGGTCTTATAAGTCCAACTTTACTGCTGCTCCTGGTACTTCTGACTATGTTTCAAACCAAGGCGGTTCAAACGATGAAATTCATATCGTTGTAATCGACGAAGATGGTGCATGGACAGGTACCGCTGGTACTATTCTAGAAACATTCGCATTTGCTTCTCAAGCTTCAGATGCTAAGACAAATGACGGTGCTTCTAACTACTACAAAGATGTAATCAACAATCAATCACAATACATCTGGTGGGGTAATCATCCATCTGAGATGACAAATGCTGGTAGTGATTCAACTACTGCTTTTGCTAACTCAGTATCTGGTGGTAACACAACTATTGATGATTCATTGGTTGGTGGCGCTGACTCAGGTTCATTAGGAACTTCTGAGATCGCTACTGGTTATGATCTATTTGAAGATGCAGAGACTATCGACATTTCATTGTTGATCATGCCTTCTGTTAGTTCTTCAAACGCAACTACTGTTGCAAATGATCTTATCTCAATCGCTGAAGGTCGTAAGGATTGTGTGGCATTTGTTTCACCTGCTACTACAACTACTACTAACTCAACTACACCTAAAGCCGACGTAATCACTTGGGCTGATACTCTTACTTCATCTTCTTATGCAGTAATTGATTCAACAGCTCTTAAAGTTTATGATAAGTATAACGATCAGTATATTAACATTCCTGCTTCATCTTCGATGGCTGGTCTATGTGCTAATACTGATTCAGTTGCGGACGCATGGTTCTCACCTGCTGGTTACTCAAGAGGTCAATTACTTGGTGTAACTAAGATTGCATTCAATCCTAAGAAAGCAGAACGTGATGAATTATACTTGTCTCGCGTTAACCCAATCGTTACTTTCCCTGGTGAAGGTACTATCCTATTTGGTGACAAGACTGCACAAGCTAAACCTTCTGCATTCGATCGTATCAACGTTCGTCGTCTATTCATCGTATTGGAAAAAGCGATTGCTACAGCTGCTAAATATCAGTTGTTCGAATTTAACGATGAGTTCACAAGAGCAATGTTCCGTAACATGGTAGAGCCGTTCCTAAGAGAAGTCAAAGGTCGTCGTGGTATTACTGACTTCCAGGTTGTTTGTGACACTACTAACAACACAGGACAGGTTATTGATGCTAACGAATTCGTTGCTGATATCTACATCAAGCCGGCTCGTTCTATTAACTTTATTTCGCTTAACTTCATCGCTACAAGAACTGGCGTTGAATTCAGTGAAATTATCGGTCAATAAGGAGTGAACAATGGCAATTCTTGGCGTAGATGATTTTAAAGCGAAGCTTTCTGGTGGTGGCGCACGTTCCAACCTCTTTAAAGCTACTATTAACTTTCCTGCTTATGCAGGTGGTGACGTTGAATTAACATCGTTCATGTGTAAGGCTGCTCAATTGCCTTCATCTGTAATCAATCCTATCCCGGTACCTTTCCGTGGTAGACAGTTACAGATTGCTGGTGATAGAACATTCGAACCATGGACTATTACTGTTATTAACGACACTAACTTTGCTGCTCGTAATGCATTTGAGCGTTGGATGAATGGTATCAACCAACACAATAACAATACTGGTTTGACTAATCCTGCGGATTACCAAGCTGATATGGTTGTTGAACAACTCAATAAAGCCGGCGAAGTAATTAAGCGTTACGATTTCCGCGGTACTTTCCCAACTAATGTGGCTGCGATCGAAGTATCTTACGATAGTGAGAACCAGATCGAAGAGTTCACGGTTGAGTTACAAGTACAATACTGGGAGTCAAATACGACCTCTTAAGTCGTATATAAATAAAGGTACTGGGGGAGAATCATCTCCCCCTTATCTAAACGGAGTTTAATCGAATGGCAGAATTATTTGGTTTTGAAATAAAGCGTAAGAACGATAAAGACGAAGAAAAGAAGTTATCGTTTGTTGCGCCACAAGAAGATGATAGTGCCGGATATGTGGTCAATGCTGGTGGATATTTCGGCCAGTACGTAGATCTAGACGGAGGTACGGCGAAGAACGATGCTGATCTAATCATGAAGTATCGTGATATTGCTATGCAACCTGAATGTGATGCTGCTATCGAAGATATTATTAATGAGGCTGTTGTATCTGATGAAGATTCAGCACCTGTCAATCTTGTTCTAGATGACCTAGAACAACCAGATCGTATTAAGAAGTTAATGCAAGAAGAGTTTGATCATATTATCAAACTACTTAACTTCAACTGGACTGGTCATGATACCTTTAGAAAATGGTATATTGACGGTCGACTATATTTTCATAAGATCATTGATGAGAAGAATCCAAAGCGTGGTATGTTGGAGCTTCGACCAATTGATCCTACAAAGATTCGTAAAGTAAGAGAAGTAATAGAAGAAAAAGATCCAAAGACTGGAGCTAAACTTGTTAAAGAAGTAAAAGAATATTACATCTACCAAGATAAGAATATGTCTAAGTCTAATCAAGGACTTAAGATTGCAAAGGATTCTATCTGTTATATTACATCAGGTGTATTAGATCCAAGTCGTAAACGCGTACTATCTTACTTACAAAAAGCGTTAAAACCTGCAAACCAGCTACGTATGATGGAAGACTCAATGGTAATCTATCGTATGTCTCGTGCGCCGGAAAGAAGAATATTTTACATTGATGTTGGTAACTTACCAAGAGGTAAGGCAGAAGAATATCTGCGTAATATCATGGGTAAATATAGAAACAAATTAGTATATGATGCTAACACCGGAGAAATGAAGGATGACCGTAAACACATGTCCATGCTTGAAGACTTCTGGTTACCGCGTCGAGAAGGTGGTAGAGGTACAGAGATTACGACCTTACCAGGAGGAGAAAACCTCGGCCAGATCGATGACATCGTATACTTCCAAAAGAAACTTTACAAGTCGCTCAACGTTCCTGTTAATCGCTTAGAACAAGAAGCACAGTTTAGTTTAGGTCGTTCATCTGAGATTACTCGTGATGAACTTAAATTCCAGAAGTTCCTTGGCAGATTGCGTAAGAAGTTCTCTACGCTGTTCATTGATCTTCTGAAAACTCAGTTGATTCTAAAAGGTATCGTGACTGAAGAAGAATGGAAAGATTTCTCTCAAGATATTGCAGTTGATTATATCAAAGATACTCATTTCTCAGAGCTTAAAGATTCAGAGATTCTTCGTGAACGTCTTGGTACACTAAGAGAAATGGATGAATATGTTGGTAAATACTACTCAGCCGAATGGGTACGTAAGAACGTATTGATGCAAACTGAGGAAGATATCGAAGAAATCGATAAACAAATCGAAGCCGAAGGTCCTCCTGAAGGCGAAGAAGATGAAGAATTTTAATTCTTAAAAACTAAAAACGTATAAATATTTTGTGAAGAGGAATAAAGAATGGAAAATGTAACTGTAAATGATTTAGTCGGTGCATTAAATACCGGCAACAAAGCAGATGCAAACGCGATGTTTAACTCTATGATGAGTGATCGTATTAACGATGCACTTGATGATAAAAGAATTGCTGTTGCTCAAGCTATGGGTGGTGCGCAAGTAGAAGAACCTGCTGAGATGGAAATGGAAGCAGAACTTGCAGCTGAACCTGAGTTTGACGACGACGTAACTTTAGAGGCAGAAGATGATAACATTCAGGCAGTTTCAGACGAGGTTGAATGAAGCCTTTCGTCCGCCAGCTGGTGAGAAAGTAGTCAAGACCTTTAAAGTCGGTAAAAGGAAAAAATACGAAGCGGTTATCACTAAGAAAGGTAGCAGCTTTACTGCATATATTGATGGCGATAAATTAGACGTCTTCAAGAATGCTAAAGAGGCTGAGAAAGCAGCTTCAGAATTTACAGATTTAATGGGAAAGTAGCATGAAGTTAATTACTGAATACGTAGAAAACGATCTTCAATACATTACTGAAGCCAAAGATAAGAATGGCAAGAAGCAGTATATGATCGAAGGTGTATTCATGCAAGCTGACCAAAAGAATCGTAACGGTCGTGTTTACCCGAAAGCTGTTATGGAAGGCGCGGTAGACAAATACGTTACTGAACAAGTTTCTAAGGGTAGAGCTGTTGGGGAACTGAATCACCCAGATGGTCCTACAATCAACTTAGATAAAGTATCTCACAAAATTACTGAACTTAAATGGGAAGGTAATGATGTTGTGGGTAAGGCACAAATTCTAAACACTCCTATGGGTCAAATCGTTGAAGGTTTGATGGATGGTGGTGTAAGACTTGGTGTCTCTAGTCGTGGTATGGGTAGTCTTGTGAATAAAGGCGGTGTTAACTATGTCAATAAAGACTTTCAGTTAGCTACTGTTGATATCGTTCAAGATCCTTCGGCTCCGGGTGCTTTTGTAGACGGAATCATGGAAGGAGTTGAATGGATTTGGGATAACGGTATCCTAAAAGCACAAGAAATTGAACAGTTCGAGACTGAGATCAAGAGAGCTCCATCTAACCGCTTAGCGGAAACACAGATGAAGATCTTTAAGGATTTCCTCTCTAAACTTTAACTCGTTAAGGAGTATATTAACATGTCAGATAATTTAAATCAAGACATTGACATGGATCTCCAGGATGAACTCGTTGAAGATTCAGTTGAAGTTTCAAGCGAGGAACTGGAAGAAGCAAAAGATCAAGCTGAAGTTCCAAAGGCAAACAAAGTAGTGCCTAAGGAAGTTGACGGTGCGAAAGCTGCTGCTGACGTTGCAGGCGACATTAAAAAGTCTGCTCCATCACAAGCAACTCCACCTAAGACAAAAGCTGGTATGATCAACGCTATGTCCATGAAAATGCACAAGATGAAGAAAGAAGAGCTTACTGCTGCATACAATGCTATGCACAAAGAAGGCTATGAAGCAGATGACGAAGCTATCGCTGAAGGTACTTTTGATGAAGATCTTAAAGCACTAGTTGATTCAGAAGCAACTCTTTCTGAAGGATTCAAGGATAAAGCTGAGATTATTTTTGAAGCAGCACTTAAGTCTAAGCTAGCTAGCGAAATTGATCGTCTAGAAGAGCAATACACTGAAGAGCTTGCTGAAGAAACTGATCGCATTCAGTCGGAACTTGTTGAAAAAGTAGATGGCTACCTGAACTACGTAGTAGAGCAGTGGATGGAAGATAACAAGCTTGCAATCGAGTCTGGTCTAAGATCAGAAATCGCTGAGAGCTTCATGCAGTCACTTCAAACTGTGTTCACAGAGCACTATATTGAAGTACCTGAGTCTAAGATCGATTTAGTAGATGAATTGTCAAACAAGATTGATGATCTTGAAGAGCAAGTATCTACACAAACTGACGCTAACATTGAGCTTTCTGAGTCAATCAAAGAGCTTAAGCGTGAGAAGATCGTTCGCGACGCAGCTGTAGGTCTTTCAGAAGCACAAGCTGAGAAGCTTAAGTCTTTAGCCGAAGATGTAGATTTCGAAGATGAAGATAAGTTTGCTGACAAAGTAGACACAATCAAGGAATCTTACTTCAAAGAAACACAACCTGAAATCGTAAGTGAAGAAGCTAACGTTGATGGATCTGGTGAAGAGCACGAAGATATCGTTCTTTCTCCTGCTATGCAACGCTATGTGGCAGCACTTAAGAAAAACTCATAATTCTATAGGGGAATTTAAAAATGTTTAATGCAGACGCAAAACTTATGGAGAAGTGGCAGCCAGTATTGGAAGCTACTGAAGCTCCTGAATTCAAGGACAACTATCGTAAGTCCGTTACTGCTGCTGTTCTAGAGAACACAGAAAAAGCACTTGCTGAAGAGCGTGCGCAGCAGAACTTCCAACTTAACGAAGATGCTCCTACTAACTCAACTGGCGGCGCCATTTCTAACTGGGATCCAATTCTGATCTCATTAGTACGTCGTGCTATGCCTAACTTAATCGCGTATGATATCGCTGGTGTTCAGCCTATGTCTGGTCCTACTGGTCTTATCTTCGCAATGAAGTCTAAGTACAACGATAACGCATCAAGAACTGCTGCTACTGAAGCATTGTTCAACGAAGCTGAAACTGACTACTCAAGCTCTTCATTCAACGGTACTACTGGTACTGCACAAGGTGGTGCTCACGGTGGTGATTCTTCTTCACTTCCTGGTGATGGTGCTGCTACTGACTCTAACAGCGACAACCTAGCTGACGACTTCGGTCTTGGTGGTGGTATGTCAACTGCTGATGCTGAAGCTCTTGGTGATGCATCTGGTAATGCTTTTGGTGAAATGTCTTTCACAATTGAAAAAGCAACTGTTACTGCTAAGTCACGTGCACTTAAAGCTGAGTACACAATGGAACTTGCTCAAGACCTTAAAGCTATCCACGGTTTGGATGCTGAGTCTGAGCTTGCTAACATCCTTTCTGCTGAGATCCTTGCTGAGATCAACAGAGAAGTTGTACGTACTATCAACTCACGTGCTAAGATTGGTGCACAACAAGGTGACATCAACTCTAAAGGTACTTTCGATCTTCAAAACGATGCTGATGGTCGTTGGTCTGTTGAGCGTTACAAAGGTCTTATCGTTCAAATCGAGCGTGAAGCGAATACTATCGCTAAAGAAACTCGTCGCGGTAAGGGTAACTTCATCCTATGTTCATCTGACGTAGCTTCTGCGTTGGTTGCTGCTGGTCTTCTTGACTACACTCCAGCTCTTTCTACTAACTTGAACGTAGATGATACTGGTAACACTTTTGCTGGTGTTCTTAACGGTCGTACTAAAGTTTACATCGATCCTTATGCATCACGTAACTACATTACTGTTGGTTACCGTGGTACTAATGCGTACGATGCAGGCTTATTCTACTGCCCATACGTACCATTAACTATGGTTCGTGCTGTTGGTGAGAACACTTTCCAACCTAAGATCGGCTTCAAGACTCGTTACGGCATGGTTGCTAACCCATTCGTTGGTTCAGCTCCTGGTAACGACATCGGTGCGGCTCGTTCGAACCAGTACTACAGAATCTTTGCTGTTAGCGATATCTTAGTATAATCGTAACACAGTAATAACTGTACTAAAGGGGGATCTTCGGATCCCCTTTTTTTATCCCTGCAACTTGTATAAATAAGAGTATAGGAGATAATTATGCCATATTCTAAAACAATTAATTTCAGTGATGAAGCAACTAATACTTCGGTTGATCAGTTGACCTATGTCAATCCGGCCGGTTTTAAGCTTCTTATTGATAAATTAAAATATCCAAATGCTCAGTATACTATTCAAACTGCGGCATTGCCAGATATGACAATTGATGGTGCAGTATACAATACACCACAAAGAAACGTTTTCGAAGCACCAGACAAAGTAACTTATGGTGGATTTGAAGCTACGTTCCTTGTTGATGAATCACTGGTTAACTATACAGAGATCCATGATTGGATGCTTGGTATGGTTACACAAAAAGATGATGGTGTTCGTAAGATGCGTGATATGACATTGCAGATCCTATCATCACACAACAATGTTATCAAAGAGATTCAATTCGTTGATGCCTATCCAACATCATTGAGCTCTTTACCATTTGACACAACAATCACAGATATTCAGTACTTAGTTGCAAACGTTTCATTCAACTATAGCTATTTCAAAATCCTGTAAACTGTGATATAATATACACTGGATATATAGTGTATTAAGGATTATATTATGTTAGATATCGAAAAAATACTAGAAATGTGGAAGAAGGATTCAGAGATCGATGAGGTCAATCTGGATTCTGCTTCAAAAGATGCAGCTAAGTTGCATTCTAAATACCTTGACATTCTGTCAATCACCAAGCTCAAGCTGAAGAAGAAAGAAGCTGACTTCAATGTTCTATTGAAGGACAAATGGTTATACTATAACGGTAAACTATCACAAGCTGAAATCGACGCAAAGGGTTGGGAATACGATCCATTCAATGGTTTATCTAAACCTCTCAAAGGTGAAATGGATTTCTACTATGACTCTGATGATCATATCATTGCAGCGAAGGCTCACATTGATTATCTGAAGACAGTTATAGATACTCTAGAAGAAATAATGCAGAACATTAAGTGGAGACACCAGACGGTCAGAAATATGATCGAGTGGCGTAAGTTTACGTCTGGAGTATAATGGATATCATCAAGGTTAAAAAGAAGAATCACGCATTCTTACATGTTGATTGCGAACCATCAGTTGCAAATGAACTGTGTGACTTCTTTACGTTCTATGTCCCGGGTTATAAGTTCATGCCTGCATATCGTAATAAGATGTGGGATGGAAAGATCCGTTTGTATGATACTCGTAAGAAAGAGTTATATGCAGGACTATACAAATACCTTGAAGAATTTGCTGGCGTAGAAGGTCGTAATTATACTATTGAATTAGAGCATAACAACTTTTATGGAATGCCTAATACAAATACACCTATTGATATGTCTTACATTAATGATATGACATTGACAGTAAAAGGTGATAAGATCGAACCAAGAGATTATCAGCTTCAAGCTATTCACCATGGTTTATCACAAAAGAATGGTCTATTAGTATCGCCTACAGCATCTGGTAAATCACTAATCATCTATTCATTGTTAAGATACTTTCTACAGAATAGTAATAAGAAAGCAATTATCATTGTACCAACAACATCACTTGTTGAACAGATGTATTCTGACTTTGCTGATTATTCAGAGTTTGATGATACATTTGATGTGCAGAAAGAATGTCATAAGATCTATGCCGGCCGCGAAAAATTTACAAACCAACGTGTAGTCATTACAACATGGCAATCAATCTATAAGTTACCTGGTACATGGTTTAAAGATTATGGATTTGTGTGTGGTGATGAAGCTCACAACTTTAAAGCTAAATCATTGACTTCTATTCTAACTAAACTATGCGAAGCTGAATATAGATTTGGTACAACAGGTACTCTTGATGGTACACAAACACATAAGCTTGTATTAGAAGGTTTATTTGGTCCAGCATATTATGTGACCACAACTAAACAACTTATGGATAAAGGATCTCTTGCAGACCTAGACATTGATGTTATCCTTATGAAGTATGAAGATGAGATCTGTCGTGCCCTTGCAAAAGCTACATATCAAGAAGAGATAAATTATATTGTACAGTATGAACGTCGTAATAAGTTTATCACTAATTTAGCGTTGGATCAAGATGGTAATACACTTGTCTTGTTTCAATACGTAGAGAAACATGGAAAGCCGTTATATAATATGATAAAGGATGCGGCACATAAACGCCGTAAGATCTTCTACGTATCAGGTGAGACTGGTACTGATGTAAGAGAAGATGTGAGAAGGATTACAGAGAATGAAAAGAATGCTATCATTGTTGCTAGCCTTGGCACTTTTAGTACAGGGGTTAATATTAGGAATCTTCACAACATTATATTTGCTAGTCCAAGTAAATCCCAAATCAAAATTCTACAATCTATCGGACGAGGTCTGCGTAAGTCAGATGACGGGCGAGCAACTAAGTTGTACGACCTCGCGGATGATCTACACTGGAAATCGAGAAAGAATTTCACTCTCAATCACGCGGCTGAAAGAATAAAGATCTACAGTAAAGAGAAGTTTAAGTTTAAAATACATGAAATAAAAATATGATAAATACTAGTATGACTGATAAAATCTACGATGATCTAGACATTAGACAGTTCAAGCTTACCTCTGGTGAGAATGTACTTGGATTGATTACTGGTGTCGATAAGGTTACTTCCATGATCATGATGGAACGCCCAGTCACACTTATTTCTGAAACACTTAAAGACAGCAAACAACGTTTCTTTTTTGCTGATTGGATGCCTGTTGCACGTAAAGATGTTGTTGGTATTGCACCGAACCACGTCATATCTCAGGCTGAAGTGGATTCACGTATTAAAGAATCTTACATCAAATATTGTTTAACTTATGATCGTGAACTATATGATGATGAAGAAGATGATGATGACTATGATAATGAATTATTGCATGCAACCACGGGGTCAGATAAGATCCATTAACTGGGTATACTCCCTCACCCCCGGTGTACTCTAATATTATATCATAGAAATTTGATCTTGTACATCTTTTTTTGCAAATAATGCACACAAAAATAGTGTGTTTATTATCAATAAGATATGTACATTTCCTTAGAATCAGTGTATAATATACTGATAACATATACTAGGAGTTTGTTATAAATGAAAGCCAAAGATAAGCCTCATTACGTCAACAATAGAGAATTCTCTCTTGCTGTTGTAGAACACGTAAAATCATATAACGAGGCAAAAGACGCGGGTAGTAAGCTACCTAAAATCCCTGACTATATTGCATCTGCATTTCTTAAGATTGCTGAAGGTCTATCCCATAAGAGTAACTTCATTCGGTATACTTACCGTGAGGAAATGGTAATGGATGGCGTAGAGAACTGCCTTAAAGCCATTACAAATTATAATATTGAAGCTGCTACTCGAACCGGTAATCCTAACGCATTTGCATATTTCACACAGATCTGTTACTATGCTTTTCTGAGACGTATTGCCAAAGAGAAGAAGCAACAAGATATCAAGTTCCGATTCATTGAAAAGGCTGGTATTGAAGATCTTATTGCATACGGTGATGACAACCAAGATGGTTCGGCAGAACGAATGTTTGTCGACGAGTTGCGTAATCGTATTGGTAAGGTTAAAGCTACTGACCAAGTATTGAAGGACTTCGCAAAGGAAGAGAAGAAAGAAATCAAAGAGGCCAAGAAGAAAGGCCTTGAGTTATTCATGGGGTAATTGATGAAGATTGCTATATTGAATGATACCCATTGTGGTATCCGTAACTCTGCTGATATCTTTATTAACTATCAACGTAAGTTCTACGAAGATGTATTCTTTCCGTATCTACTTGAGAATGATATTAAGCAGATTATCCATCTAGGTGATTATTATGATCATCGTAAGTATGTTAACTTTAAAGCATTGAATGAGAATCGTGCTCACTTCTTAGATAAGCTACGTGAGTATGGTATTACTATGGATATCATTCCTGGTAACCACGATGTGTTTTATAAGAATACTAACGAGTTGTGTTCACTCAAAGAATTGATGGGACACTACATGAATGAAGTCAATATCATTATGGAACCAAAGGTCATGAACTAT